GGAATGAGGACATCTTTTGTATATAATTATCCAAAAGATAAATCATGGGAATACTTTTTGACAAATGACCTTTCGTTAAACAGGTCAGAAAATTATATTGAAATTGCTAAAACAGAATCTACTAGCACTAAAGAAGTAATAATTGAAGATATTGTATCAATGCCTTCTGGCATAACAATGGATTCCTCAAAAATTGAATGGGAAGGTTCTGCTGGAATTTCTGTTTATACAAGTTTGGATGGAATCTCATATGAACAATGTACCAACGGTCACCCAATCCCACAGTACACCTATTCAGACTTTAATGAACAAAAATTTATACATGTAAAAATTATTATGGAGTCTTCTAACGCATCCAGGTATCTACCAAAACTTTATTCTTTATCTATAAATTTTTACTCCCAGCAGATACTATACTCCAAAAATGGAGGAAGTTATATTTCTAAAATTGAAGATAAAGATTATATGCTTGGCAAAGAGGTCTACCCCGTATTATCAGTAAACACACGCAACGGAGCCTACGTCCCAGAAAATTCAGGATTTAAAATAAATGCTTCCTACGATGTAAATTCAATAGAATTTTTTTATACACCAGAAAATCTACAACAAAGCCTACTAATATCAGCCAGCGATACATTGTTAAAATGGGCAAGCAACGGAGCAGTTACTAAAAACAATATATTTAAAATATATGTTAATGGGGAAGATAAAACCACAGAAACTAATATTTCAAACATTTTATCCCCAGGACACTTAAACCATATTGTAATAGTGCTAGATAATACTGAGACTGGAGAAATCGTATTTAATTATCAGTCTGCAGGCTCTGTCCCAGCCTGCTACCAGCATATTTCTTTATATAAATATGCCCTAGAGTCCAATCAAGTTATTAATCATTATAATCTATATACTGGAAGGTATAACTACGTGGCCAGCGGATCGTCATTAAACATGACAGAAAATTCAATTAATATATATTATAACGACTGGCGGGTCCTACAAAACTCATAATTCTGTCGCAGTCGTTGACAAAATGTGGACATTAATTAGAAAGAATGGTAAAATAAATACCTAATGGATATTAAAAGAGTTAATCAAAGTGTTGTAGAAGAAACTAGACTTGGAATTTATGTCTGGGAAATGCCAGATGGGCGATGGATTGGCGACGATGATGGAAACTATTTATCAATAACTTCTACTAAAAACAATAGAGTAAAAATTAACCTATTGGCGGATGCTGTTAGAGCACATGGTATTTATGAAGGATCACCTAAATTTTTATCAGGAAGAAGAAAAGTTGATGACGAAGAATTTCAGCATCAAAAACAAAGACTAGAATGGGGACTAACACCAGACCCACTAGACATAGGAGTCTATAAAGATTCTCTAAAAAATGGAGGTACTCGATAAATGGAATTTATTAATGATGACGAGCAGAGCTCAGAGACCATCGATATATCAAACTCAGCAGACTGGATTAAATTTAATAATAAAGAAGTGGTATTGAGTAACGATCCATTTATCATAGAGGGTGAAGAATTAAAAAAGGTTAATGGCTTAAGTCCAACTTTCCGTAGAAAAATAGCTAGAGAATTTCAAAAACGTTTTGTAGGGCAAGAAGGAACTGCAACACAGCAAAATTTATTGCAACAGGCAGTAACTGGATATGCAATGTTCGATCTTGTTCAGCCAGTCTACAACCTAGAATATCTTTCAAAAATTTATGAAATCTCTCCTTATAACTATGCAGCAATTAATGCAAAAGTTGCAAATATTGTTGGGCTTGGATATTCTTTTGTAGAAACAAAAAAAGCAAATGATGCTTTAGATAACATTTCTGATTCAAAACAACTAGAACGTGCTCGTCGTAAATTAAATAAACTTCGTCAAGATTTAGATACTTGGCTAGAAGAAACAAATGAAGAAGAAACGTTTACAGAAACATTAATAAAAGCTTATACAGACTTAGAAGCAACTGGAAATGGTTACATTGAAATTGGAAGAACAGTATCTGGAAATATTGGATACATTGGCCACATTCCAGCAAAAACAATGCGTGTACGCCGTTTGCGTGATGGCTTTATTCAACTACTTTATGGCAAGGCAGTATACTTTAGAAATTTCGGAGACCTAGAAACACCAAATCCAATTTCAGGCGGAGAAGACCGTCCAAACGAAGTTATTCATTTAAAGAAATATACGCCAATGAATAATTACTATGGCATACCAGATATTATTGCTGCACAAACCGCAATGGCAGGAAATGAATTTTCTGGAAAATATAACTTAGATTATTTTGAAAATAAAGCAGTGCCACGATACATTATTACAGTAAAAGGCGCAAAGCTTTCACCAGAGTCTGAGCGTAAACTATTAGAATTTTTTCAAGTTGGATTAAAGGGTAAAAATCATAGATCCCTATATGTCCCACTTCCAGCAGATACATCTGATTCTAAAGTTGAATTTAAAATGGAACCAATTGAGGCAAATCCACAAGAGTCTTCATTTAATGTATATAGAAAAGCAAATAGAGATGAAATTCTTTTGGCTCATAGAGTCCCAGTAAATAAAATTGGAGTTCCAGAAGGAGTCAGTTTAGCTTCAGCAAGAGATGCCGATAAAATGTTTAAAGAGCAGGTCTGCAGACCAGCACAAGATATTTTAGAAAAGAAAGTAAATAGAATTATTGCAGAAAAAACAGATGCATTAATGTTGAAATTTAATGAATTAACTTTAACTGACGAGGACACCCAGTCAAAAATTGATGAAAGATATTTAAGGATGCAGGTAATTACCCCTAATGAAGTTCGAATTAGAAAGGGTATGATTCCAATGGATGGCGGGGATGAAGTCGTAGAATTAAAGCCACAAGCAGCAGCAGAGCAAAGAGCTCAGGCTGGAAATTCAAGACAAAGAACCCAGGAAAGATCTGCAAATTCACCAGATAATTCTGGGGAGGCTCGAAATCCAAAAGGTGAGGGTAGAGTCACTTCTTAATTATTAGGCAACTATTTATTTGCCTTTTTAAATATACAAAGATAAAATTAAGCATATGAGTATTGAAAAATCCTACTGGTCTAGCAATGGCGATGACATCAATTTATCGGTTCCTTTTACAAAGGTTAATCGTGAAAAAAGAACTGTCTCTGGATTTGCCACACTTGATAATATTGATCAAACAGGCGATGTTGTAACAGCGGATGCAAGCTTAAAAGCATTTGAAAATTTCCGTGGCAACATCCGTGAAATGCACGGATCAAATGCAGTTGGTAAAATGCTATCGTTTAAACCAGAAACTTATTATGATGCAAAAAGCGGAGAGTTTTATAATGGAGTTTATGTAGATGCATACATATCAAAAGGTGCACAAGATACATGGGAAAAAGTTTTAGACGGAACTCTTTCAGGATTTTCAATTGGCGGAAAAATTATTGACTCAGATAACCAGGTTAATAAAGCTACTGGTCAACCTGTTCGATTCATTAAAGATTATGCATTGCTTGAGTTGTCAGTAGTAGACTCACCAGCAAATGAATTATGCAATCTTCTTTCAATTTCTAAAATGAATGGACAGCTAGTATTTAAAGGAATTGCAGCAGAACTTAAAACAGAAAATATTTTTTATTGTGAAGATAGCGATTCTGTATTTATGTCAACAGAAGCATCTTACACTTCCCCAGTCACAGGAAAGCCAGCATCTTTAATTGGTTGGGTAGAATCAAACGATGTAAACAAAGCTACAGAAATAGAAAAGATTCTTGCTTCATTCAAGAAGTCAAGATTAACGTTGCCTGAAACACAAACAATTGCAAAACAGGCAAACGCAGAAGGAGGTAATGAAGTGTCAGAAAACACAGAAACAGTAGCAGTAGAAGAGACTGCTCCAGTAGAAGTTTCAGCTCCTGCAGAAGATGCAGTAGTTGAAGAAGCTGTTACAAAAGATGTAGTAGCAGATACTTCTGCCGAAACCGTTGAAAAAGCAGCAGACGTCTCAGAGGTCGTTGTTGATGAACCTGATTTTGCAAAAATGTTAGGTGATCTAAAAGGCTTTTTCTCAGATACTCTAAGCAAGGCTTCAGAAGCTAGTGCTGCACAAGTTACAACTATTAAAGATACAGTTGAATCTTTCAGCAAGAGCGTAGAGGCTCAAATCTCAGAGTTGGCAGACAAACACACAGAGCTCAGCAAAACTGTTGAGAATATCAAGAACACGATTGATACTGTAGAAAAGCGTGTCGACGCAGTAGAATCAGAGACTGCAATCAAGAAGTCCTCAGACCTTGGCGGGTCTCAGGAAGTAACAATCCAAAAATCAAAATGGAACGGTTCTTTCCTCGGTTCCGTAAACGAACTATTTAAATAAAGGGTAGGTGAAATAAATAAATGAGCAATGAATTATTAGAAAAAACTGTAGCAGCTGATACAACCGTTACAGGTACATTTGCTTCAAACACTGGAGGAACAGGTATCCACCGTGCATCAGAAGATGGCAACGGAGGTCTACTTAATCCAGAACAATCAGCCCGATTCCTAGACTATATGTTCGACGCTACCGTAATTGGTAAGGTCGCACGTACAGTTCGTATGAAAGCTGATACAACTGAAATTGATCGCATGGGCGTAGGCGAAAAGCTTATGAAGCTTGCGACAGAAGGAGATAACACAAACAGCGACAACGCTGCAGTGACATTCTCAAAGATTTCTTTGACAACAAAGAAGTTACGTCTAGATTGGGAACTTTCAACTGAGTCTCTAGAAGACAATATTGAAGGTGCAGATCTAGAAGATCATATTGCCCGCTTGATGGCAACACAAGCAGGTAATGACATTGAAGACGTAGTTCTTAACGGAAATACATCTTTGTCATCTGATCAACTTTACAAGGCATTTGATGGTGTTGTAAAGAAGGCTAAGGCTAACGCTCACGTTGTTGACGCTGGTGGAGCTGCAATTTCTCGTGCTGTATTTAACAGCGCTTTGAAGGCACTTCCACGTAAGTACAAGCAACGTCGTACAGACCTTCGCTTCCTTTCAGGTTCAAACCTAATTCAGGATTACCTATACGCAACATCACAAAACATTCAGAATGTTAACCCACAAGATATTGCTTCTGGCATTATCCGTGGTGAGGTAGCACCTGTTTCAGGTCCAGCAGGATATGTAGCTCCATACGCATTTGGTATTCCAATCGTTGAAGTTC